TAAACCCAACATCTTGACGGTTGCGAACCTCGTTGATACCAAGATTGAGAATGTCTGCAATAGCGTCTGCTTCTGCCGTTCTCTGACTAAGGGGAATCTCCTTGTCATTAAGGATATTCAAAGAACCTTGAATTGTTGGCTTTAGTCCTGGAATTAAATCCCCAATAGCCTTAGCTACGCTTAAAGACTTTTGAACTTTTTTTTCATCTTCGGCTTGCTTCTTAAAGTAATCTCCAACTTTCTCGATAGCTCCGCCGATACTAGCCCCAAGGTTAGCTACACCCTGTGCTTGCGTAGCAGCAGCATTAGCCATCCCGCTGTAATCCAACTTGAATGACTCAGGGTTGATCCCCGAACCTAGCATCTGTCCTCTTCCGTAAGTCGCCATATTGTTGATTTTACTTAAATAATGATCCAGCCTTGCCAAGAGCGAGACCGCCAAGAGATGCTCCACCAGTCATAGGGGCGGTCAAAAGCGCCCCTCCGATGCTGCCAAGCGCACCCATAAATCCAGAACTACGAGCCGCCTGTGCCTGTGCGTTAGCCGTAGCCGCCGCAAGTTGATTGGCTCGCTGTGCTGCACCAAGGTTAAGCCCCACCGAAGTGTCAAACAACTGAGGCGTTCCCGATCCAATCGCTCCAAGTCCCGTGTTGATAAACTGTTGCCCTTGTTGATACGACAAAGGAGCGGAACTCAAAAGACTAAGACCTGGCTGAGTGTAGAACCCCTGCGCTACATTGTAAGCGTTCTGCCCTGCCTGTGCAGCCTCGGCACGTTTGCGGGCGAACACATCCTCACGACCCATTACCTCGGAAGCAATAGCAGCGTTACCACCAAGCCTGCCGGCCGCAGAAGCAGCCTCACGCGTAGTTTGCTGGTATCCGCGTTGCTCTTCTGGGCTAATCCTTTGAGACGCTGCATAAGCTCTCTCAGCTTCATCACCAAACCCTTGCACAACGGCTGCTTGCTCCGGCGATAGGGCTTCCATCAGGCCACGGGTAAGACCTGCTTGTCCGGTCATCTGACCGAGTTCTGCCCCTCTAGCCTCACCTAACCCCATCCCAGCTTGTTGCGCTGCCTCACGGCTAAGACCAAAAATCCCTTGTTGTCCACCTGCCCCGCTAAGGAACGATTGAATGTCACCGAGATTTAACCCTTGGAACTGTGGGCGGAACTGTTGCTCCTGCGATAATATCTGAGGCAATGCGCCAGACATACCAGAAACGTATTTCTGAATATCCCCGCCAATGTCCATTGCAGGTGCGGTAACTTTTTTAGGTTTTGATCCCATAATCTTATCGTAGTTTTGAATAAAAGGCTTCCATGTCTAGCAAGCGGGTGCGCTCCGATCCTTTGAAGTCGCGGTTAAATGCAATGTATTCGTAATCATCCTTGAGAGGACGTAATCCACTAAGCATATCGCCGCAACACATGGTGACGTAAAGCGTGTCGGAATGCTCGAAAGCAACTGCTTTGTTAGGCTCGTCACTGTGCGAGTGAAAGCACAACGCAAAAACCTTTGGAGTCGAAAGCACAATGCCATAAGACAAGTGCCAACCGATAAGGCTTTGGAGGTCAATGTCATTGGATTCATAAAGATTAAGCGCGGTTGCTAGGTGGATGTTCATCCAAAAACTACTATGTTTACAAATCTAGAGGCATTATTCGTAGCAACATGGCAGCTTCTTGCGGTATTGATTTGAGTTTCACCTAATGTATCTTCTGCTCCAATATCAATCCAAGAACCCTGATAATGTTGACTAGTTACTAGTGTTGTGTAATTAACATCATTCATGCTTTCCGTGAAATTCAGGATGTAGCGATTAATGCTTGAGTCGTAAAACGATGCAGAAGATACATTTTTGCTACCCTGTATTAAAATGAACTCAGCAATAACTGTTCCAGAGCTTACGGCTGCGCTAGTAAACGCAACAGTAAAAACATTTGCATCAGTGACTGATGCAACGGTAAAGAATGTGCTACTACTAGGAACCGCTCCTGCCCCAGCAGTTTTAGCAAAGAAAAGTCTAATTCGATCATCTACCCGTAAACCATGACCTATAATGGTAACGGTAACTACCGATCCAACAGCAGCAGAGTAATTACCACTCTTGAAAGCTGTCGTTCTTCCACCATTATTGTTAGGCTTAATTTTAGCAAATGCGCGTGCTGCAAAAGCTGGAGCGGTTCCAGTTTGCGCTCCATTCAACTTAGGTGCTGTAATCGCAGCGTCTGCAATCTTTGCGGTCGTGACGTTAGCGTCCAAAATCTTTGCGGTAGTCACAGCATCGGCTGCAATCTTTGCCGCAGTTACATTAGCGTCCAGAATCTTTGTAGTAGTCACAGCATCAGCTGCAATCGCGTTGGGAGTAACAGAATTTACCCCCATTTCGTTTGACGTAATTGTCCCCACCTTGAGCTTTCCAGCTACTAGCGTAAGCGTTGTATTGCCAGAAGCTATTGCATCACTTGTGAACAATGTCTGGTCGATGATGTTATTCATCACCGTGCTTGTAATCACCTGATTGGTAGTAAAAGTATCGGTTGTATTTACGACTCCTGCCATATTATATTTGGGAAATAATTTGTCTATTGGTCACAGAACCCGTGACTTTAATAGAGGTGATCTTAGGTGAGCCGATTGTCCGTGTCAAGGTTAGGCTTCCTACATAGCCACGAATCCCTCCAAGACGGAACCGGATGTTGCCTGTTTCATCTTCTGGAGCAGAGTCAGTTCCTAGAACAATACCACCAAGGAACGCAGTTGTAGTTCCGATAGGTTGATTATTGTCTGGATCTTCTGCTGCAAAGGAGATTGCATACTCACCAAGTCCCCCATTAACGCATTGCATGGTAATTTGCCCATCGGTAAACCTTTTGCGGTCAAGGTTCCCTAGTGCGTAACCCCTAGTGGTCAAAGAAGATGTAACAGGAACTGTAACGGTAGCACCAGAAGACACAAGTTCGTCAAGATTGCTCTCAGTAGCCTCTAATTCATGCAGTCCGGCCAGCGAAGTCACCGCATAAATGCTATCTCGCTCCGCCGCGCTGCCAATAATCAGGTTTTTGATGATAAAATCACTAGCCCCAAAAGTGTCAATCGACTCCCAAGCCTTGTTAAGAAAGTTAAAAATCAAAATCGTGTTGTTTCCAAGTGCATTATTGGCTCCTGCGCTAGAATCCAACGCCACGGCAAGATAATATCGGTTATTGTAAAGCACTCCAACTGCTTCTTCTGCCAAGTTCTTGTTAATCCGGTCGATGTATGGCTGGATGTTCTTGGAAATAGGCTCATCGGCCCCCCGAAGGTTGTAATCATTTAGGAACTCAACCGCATAAACCCCATCATCCGACAGGAAAAACATGGCATTACCCTTCATTACAACGCTCTTCCTAGCCAAACACCCAACTTCTGTGGTTAATTGCGTTACTTTTGTGTCAGTTAAACTCCCAGCCGTTCCGCTTATCAAATGCAAGCTATTCCGATTCAAGACGACTAGGCTGTCATCGTAGAATCCATACATTGCCACAAGGTAATCGGTCGTCCCTCCAGTAATCCTAAACTGATTGGCGATCTGGTCAAACGTATGGCTATCTAAAATATCCGATATGGCTATTTCATCAGTAATCTTCCTGTTGGTGTAGGTAGGCGCGGAGAAAGTTCCTCCTGGTGAATAGTAAAACGGAACCCACAATCTACGCTGGAAGTAAACCCCCCACGGTGGAGCAGGTTGATGGATAAAACCACCTCCTACGCTAAACCTGCCACCGAACTCAATTTGCTGGCTTCCCGTAATGCTGCCTAGATTTGCCACTGGAGCAATAAACGAGATGTTCGTAGTCGTAGCACTCAACACTTCAAAAGACTGACCAGAAATAGCACTAAACGTAGGAATGTCTGTTTCATACACCACAATCGTATCACCCTTAGTTATGGTTGTGTTACCAGAAACGGTAAGGCTTACGACCCCATTTGTTACTGAGCCAGCAGTAGATACAAACACTTGTGGCTGAGTGTAAGCTCCCGCTGGAACCAAGGTGAACCCAGCCTTAATTACCGCATCCGTAACCCCAAATGTTACAGTCTGGGAAGTTGTAAAGGTGTAGGTAAACACATCCTTATCGGTAACAGTCACAACGGCAAATGTCCCGTTAGCCGGCGTTCCTCCAGTTAGGCCACTAACCACAATGCTATCTCCCACAGTTAATCCGTGATCTTTAACGCGCATTGTTACGGTAGTTGATCCAGCCTGACTAGCACTCTCAACCTGCCGACCATTAGGAAACCACTCAAATGCTTGCTCTCCTTCTCTAAACAGATACACACGATCAAACGCCTGTATCATATCAGTGTCATCAGCTAAGGCCTTGCCAGTAGGATACTCAATATCCTGCGTAGTGTAACCATCCAAATCAACTAGAATAGCCTTGGAGTCCAGAGCCAATACGACACTCTCGGCGTTACCAGAATTGGGGTCGCTGTAAAGGCACGAAGCCCTTACGTTTACGTTGGCAGCATCATTAATAGGAGTTGTAGTCAACGTCCCTGTCTGGTCACTAATCGAAGTCAGCCCCACAACAGCATAAGTCAACGTGCTTGCACCCGTTACAGTCAAAGTAAAATTACCATTCATTACAGCGTTACCCACCAACCCAGTGATCCTGCCCAATGCCGTGCCAGTCAACCCATGAGCCACCGAGGTAGTTATCGTAACAAGCCCAGCCGTAACACTAGCCGCAGTAATGCTCTTCGATGGAGATGTAATCACCTCAGAAGTAGCAGCAGTTGTGTAAGCCCCAGACCCACCAACAAGAGGATATGTTATACTAGTTCCGCTTGCCGTAGTCGCAATAAACGAATTGTTTGGATTTGTCCCAGCGGTATAAATAATTCCACTAGTGCTAAAAGCTGAACCATTTGTTAATCCATGAGCAGAAGCAGTTGTCAATGTAACCACTCCGCTAGTAACAGAAGCGGCAGTAATTAAAACACTTGTTCCAATCAAAAAGAAAGGCAACTGCAACGGACTCCCCCCACTCACCAACGATCCCGTTCGCGCCACAACCCCGCGCCTCGGCTTCCAATGCCCCTCCATCCTCCCATTCAACGACTCCCTAACCTCTCCAGCCTCAAGCTGGTTCAACTGCAATCGCTGATTAACTCCCACAAACCCTCCATCCCCATCGGAGGTCTGCCCATCATCCAGCGCACTCCCACTCTGTGCAAACTGACTCATTAACGGTAATAAGCAATAGCAAGACCAGCAGTCAACGTCACGGAGTCAATCCTACCACCAATCCCCACACCAGCAGGAATCGTGAATAACGTAATATCCGATGAATTACTAAGGTTAGGAGCGTCAAAGTTAGAGAACGTGCAGTCAGTCAAACACTGAACCCAACGCACATTGGTGGCATTAGTAACCTCATTCGTAGCCAACACCTGACCTCCACCCTGACCCTGCAAATCATAACTAACCGGACTGCTCATGCACAACCCTTATCAGATTCCCACACCTTGTCAAGCTCGTTCGCCATTTGCACATTTTTTAGCAGGCTGGTTGATCCAATAGTTATAACAGCCACCACGCGCGCGCGACCTCCCCCCCCCTAACGCGACAAACTTGCATTTGCACATTACTTGCACTTGCACGTCACTTGCGATTGAAACTCACGTTTGAAATGTCCGCTTGAATCGACCGCTTGAATCGATCGTTTGAATCGATCGCTTGAAACGCTCGCTTGAAACGTGCGCTTAAATCGTACTATTGAAACGCTCGCTTGGGTCATGCGCCTACGTTGCCAGGGTGCCGACTCACTCCCTCTCTCAACTTGTTACAATAAAAGTTTCAAATCCGCGAATTTTTTGCTTGACAGTTTTTGGCGGCGGTGATTATGCTGTCCTCACCAAAGGACATTGCCAAAGGACATTGTAAGGTTTGCACCGAGCGATGCGAAGCAAAGGTTGCCATTGGTTGAGGATATTTAATGAGGGGGAGGAATGGGTTTTTGAGGCGTTCGGTCCGCCGGCATTGATGGCCAGGCGAAAAGTTTTTTCCGGATTGTTTGCGCTCCTGGAATCGCCGGAATCCCTTGTGGATGCTAGGGTTTTCCGCTTGGCAAGCAAAAAATGAGAAATTATTTTGAGGTTGTTGCAATTTTTTTGTAGACAATTTTGCACCGCTTGCTAGGTTGCTTGCGTTGCCAGCAAACAAGACAACGCCACACCAACACCAACACCAACACCAACACTACAAAAATATGACCACCAAAACATACCACATCGACAACAACATCGCCGTCACGGAGTCAACCATCATTAAGCACTGGAGCACCGCCGACCTGGACGGGCAAGGTTACCTCACCCGTAATGGCGCCGACCGCACATTGTGTGAGGCCCGCGCCACGAGAGGCGGGGCGTGGGTGCTATTTGCCAAGACTAACGGCGACCCATCCGTACTGTACGAGGGCGGTGGCGATGACTTTGTCGATCTAATGACCGACTCTAATAGCGACCAGACCCGCGAGGAAGTAATCCGCAAGATCATTGACGCGATCCAAGATCAAGACCTACGCGATTGGGCATCCGACATCCTCAAAGCCGCAAACTAACCCAACCCTGGCAAGGTCCGATCCCTTGCCACAATCATCTAACACAAAAAACAAAAATATGACCACGCAAAAACAAACACCAGATGTTAAAGGATACGTTTACACCGAAGTCGCTGGCAAAATCACCGTGACGCACCAAGGCAGCGTCAATCTCAACTCGCTGACAACCTTGCCAGATGGGACGAGCTTTACTAACCGAGGATGCGTTTATCTCGACTACCTCACAACCTTGCCAGATGGGACGAGCTTTGCTAACCAAGGCAGCGTCAATCTCTACTCGCTGACAACCTTGCCAGATGGGACGAGCTTTGCGAACCAAGGCGGCGTCAATCTCTACTCGCTGACAACCTTGCCAGATGGGACGAGCTTTAATAACCGAGGACACGTCAATCTCTACTCGCTGACAACCTTGCCAGATGGGACGAGCTTCGCTAACCAAGGCAGCGTCAATCTCCGCTCGCTGACGAACGAGACGCAAAACTACCAAGGCGAACAGATCACAATCCGCAACATCGACGGCTACACCATGCTGATAGATTACGAGAAAATCACCAAAGGCATAACAGTATGCAAAGCTAGATACTTTGGCGGCGGTAAAATCAAAGACCTCAAAAAATGCTACGTTGCAAAGGTTGGCAATCACTGGGCGCACGGCGAGACAGCCAAAGAGGCGATCCAAGATGCTAATGACAAAGCCACGCTCGGCGCTGACGTAGAAGAAGTAGTAGCTGAAATCAAGCGCACAGTTATGGTGACGATTGCACAATACCGCGCAATAACTGGAGCTTGCCGCGAAGGTTGCCGACAGTTTTTGCAAAGCATCGGCAAGCCAGACGCAACCGAGTTACCGCTCGCAGACGTGATGCAGCAGGTCAAAGGGCATTACGGATTTATTAAATTCAAAGAAGTAATTAACAATTACTAGCCAGGACGCACCCCGGCAAGGTCCGATCCCTTGTCAATATCATGTAACACAATCACGACAACCCCCACTATCACCGCGCCATGTCCAACACTGCACTGACCGCCACCAACTCGATCGAAGACATCATGTTCCTCGCCCTCGCCGAAATCGAATCTCCCTTCTTCGACAAAACCGCCGCCGCCACCTTCGCAACCGAAAACTTCGCGCTCCTCTCCGAAAACTCCAAATTCCTCTTCTTCCACATCTTCCCAACCGCCGCCGCCAAAGCATTCCCAGTCACTGCGCCAGAACCCCGCTTCGTAACGGCGGGCTTTGCCGCCGCCGAAGCCGCCTCCTTCTAACCAAAAGCGGATTCGAGACTCCGCGAAATTCTTCTGCACAACATGTAACACAATCACACATTAAACACAAAAAACAAAAATATGACCACGCAAAAACAAATACGCGCCGCTTTCTGGTCTTGCCATCCACAAGACGAAGCGCATGCCCGAAAATGGAGAATTAAAACCGCGCCGCATAACCGCCACAATGCGGGGACGCGGGAGGCATATTGCCAATACGTTGACCATCTATGCAGGGCGGGGATTATCTCCGCTGCATTAGCAGATCGTGCCACTCTGTAACCACTATCACACCAACCCCGGCAAGGTCCGATCCCTTGCCACTATCATCTAACACAATCACACGTTAAACACAAAAAACAAAAATATGACCATATTCGACAACGATTACACCGGCCCCCGTTACACCTACGGACTAAGAAACCGCCCACTTTGCATGGGTACCGCCCCCAAAGGCTACATCATAGGCAGCAATGGGCCCGCCGTAGGACGTGCGCGATGGGGGACGATACAGTATCCTCGCCAACTCACGCCGGAAGAAATTTACGACTATGAACTTGAGGTTATAGGCGAAACCGACACATTTCCCCTTGCCACAGCATAAACCCCAACCCCGGCAAGGTCCGATCCCTTGCCACAATCATACACTAACACGACAACCCCCACTATCACCGCGCCATGATCTTACCAGACGAAGACCGCCACCGCTTTGACGCACCGCCCGACCCATCCTCAAATGAGCGATGGGACGAGCCGGAGGATCATTGCGACTACATCGACACATTCACCGACGACGAGCCAGAACCCGAACCAGAATAAAACAATGAACACACACACCACGACAGCCGGAGATGTTTTCCTCCCCACCACTATCATCAAACACCCGCGCCGGAATCTCAACCGGAGGCGACCGCCGAAACCTAAGCCATTGAGCGTATGGTTGTTAAGCCTTGTAACCGCTATCATAGCATCACTCTACACATACCTGCTAACAGTATGAATACGTTTTACGAACCCGCGATGGAACCGGAATATCCTCTCCCAGATTATGACCCTGCAATGGATGAGCCTGAACCACCTGCGCCGCGCCGGCAACCGCCCTTCCAAACGATCCACACCCACCACGGGCAAATCCACAACCTGCACGGAGAGACGCGCCTATATACAGGCTATTACGTAGCCTTTGGGGCAATCCACAAATGGGCAGCCATCGGCATCAAATACGCTCGCTCTGAACCCTCCGTGAGTTGTGACCGGAAATCCGCCGGCAAAATGCTCCGCACACTACGGAAGGAGGGAGCATGCTAATCGACAACGCCCCAGCCCTTATCAAGGCCGCCGCCGAGGTCATGGGTATCACGCCCCAGGCCATCTCTGGGAAGCGAAAAACCTTCGCGGAAGCCCTCGCCCGTCAAATCGTGATGACCTTATGGGCGGAGTCTCACAGCTTACAATCCGCTTGCGAGATCGTGGGGCGCATCCATCACACATCCGCCGTTTACGCACGGGCAAAGATTCTCAGCCAGCTTCAATACTGCGTGAACACCCGCGAGCGTGTTCGAAAGGTCATGCAAAAATACTCAGAAAATATCCTTGTCACCACCAACCAAGAATCCTAAAACATCACCACCGCGAGGTTCCACCCCTCGCACTATCACCACAAACAACAAAAATAAATGAACCTAGAACATAGCACACCAGAACTATTCGCCGCCCTTGCAAAAATGCAGGGAGAGGTTGAAAACGCAACCAAGGGGAGTATTAATCCCCATTTCAAATCAAAATACGCAGACCTGGCCGAGGTATTAAACACCGTTCGCCCAGTCCTCGCCGCCAACGGTCTATCCGTTATTCAGTCACCCTCATTTGACGGTCAGACCTGCCATGTCACCACCACAATCGCACACAGCGGGGGAGGATACGTTTCCGGCATGATATCATGCGTACCCGCCAAACAGGATGGGCAAGGCATCGGAGCCGCGACAACCTACCTGCGCCGCTACTCTCTCGCCGCCGTTTGCGGAGTCGCCCAGGAGGATGACGACGGTAACACCGCCGCGCACACGAAACCCGCAACCTACCCGCTAATTACCAGCGGAGAGGCAGCACGGATCAAGGAAAGCATCGAGTCGCTGAACATCGACGAAGCCGTTTTCCTTAGCTACTACGGAGTCAAATCCATTGGGCAACTAACCACGGACAAGATAGCCGCCATCGACAAAGCATTCATCGCCAAAAACAAAGCAAACGTAACCCGATGAGATCCACGCACACCCCATTCCAAACCCCGACCCGTAGCATAGGGCGGGACGCAGCCGTAACGGTTGCGCTCATGCTCGCACTTGGGAAACCGAAACTAAGTATCCTTCAAAAAATCAAACGACTGTTTCAATGATAACTAACGCACAAATCGCATACAACTTGGGCAGAGCGTATTATCTGCGCTCCGCCAACCCTCACAACCTAACCGCTCCTGTCTCCAAGTCTCTCTTGTGGGACTTTAACGAGTCACCCTACAAATGGAGGCATTCATCCGGCAGGGAGGTCACGAAAGCAATGGATCTTGGAACGCTGATTCACTCCGCGATTCTTGAACCAGAGACGGCGATCACCGACATTGCTGCTGTGTCGCCGTTCCCCGACTTTCGCACGAAAGCCGCTCAGGAGTGGAAAGCCGACCAACGGGAGATGGGGCGCATGATCGTCACTGATGCTGATATTCGCACCGCTTCCTGTTGCGAGCAGGTGTTTTCCGAGGACTATGCCCAGCGATTCGGTGTAGGCTACAAGTCCGAGGTTGCGGTTTTCGCCACCATCGGAGCAACCGAAATTAAGGGGATGATTGACCTTGTGCCTAATGGCCTGGACTTGCTGGTAGATCTGAAAACTACTGCACGAATCGGGAGCTTGCGGGAAATTACCAACACTATCATTTCTCGTGGCTATCACTGGCAAGCCGCGCTCTATCTCGATCTGTGGAACGCCGCCAGCGGGGAAACCCGTAACCGTTTCGTGATCTGCTTCATCGAGGTTAGCGAGCCTTACGAAACAGCTTGGGTGGAAGTTTCCCCCGAACTGATCGAGGCAGGACGCGCCGGATACATGAACGCCCTCGCCAAGTGGCAATCCTGCGTTGCCGTTGACGTATGGCCTCGCCAGCATGAAGGAATATCCCTAATCGAGAAACCTGCCTATATATGAATAAACAGGGGGAGCGCATCTTACACGCTCAAATAACTAACTAAAAAAATGAGTGATAAAATCGAAATAAAAGGAACAGTCGAAACGATTCTTGAAATCCAAGAGTTTGCTTCCGGCTTCAAAAAACGCACAATCGTAGTGAACACCGAAGGGAAGTATCCTCAGACAGTTCCCATTGACTTCGCTAAAGAGAAAATCAACCTCTTAGACAGCCTTACAAACGGGCAAGAAGTAACCATTGGAGTCAACATCCGTGGAAACGAATACAACGGGAAATACTACGTCTCCCTCGCCGGCTGGAAGGTTGATGCTGGAGCCGTAGCAACCGCAGTATCAGAGGAAGACGAAATTCCCTTCTGATCCATTTCCGCAGCGATGAGCGGATGTATATGCCCATAGCCCGTGGGTTCATCGCAGGGCAAATTTTCCAATATGAAACAACCACCAATCCCACCGACCTACTCCATTGATGAAGCTGAACGTCTAGGCTACCAGTCCATAACCACATCCTACAATAAGATGGAGCGCGAGCTTCTAACCAATGTTCTTCTCGACATGATCGGCGTTGACCATTGCCTAATCGAAACCGGACGTGGGCTGGAAGTTGGCCGGAGAAAGTCAGACCTTTTATGAACCTATTCCCCGAACTACCGGAGGAACTCTCCCCACGGCTGAGATGGATGGAGGGTAAGAACATCCACACGATGAAAGCGAAAGATGGAAGGTGGATTGCCTACAAGAGCGAGACCCAGCACCATTACACGCATGAGGACGAGTTGGATGCCGTTGTCGGGCTGGCTAAGAAGCTAAAGCTCAAACTCTGGAACGAATGACAATTATCGGCATAGACCCCGGAACGAACGGCGGTATCGCATGGATCACGGACGGGAAACCCTGCGTGGAGAAGATGCCGGACACTTTGCAAGACCTGTGGGAGCTACTCCGCGATATTGCCAGCGAGAGGAACTGCCATGCCTACATCGAGCAAGTCCACTCCTCCCCACAAATGGGAGTGAAATCTGCCTTCACCTTCGGAAATGGATTCGGACACCTTGAGATGGGACTGACCGCAGCGGGGATACCTTTTACAAGAATTCGTCCACAAGTATGGCAGAAAGAGCTTGGATGCCTGACGAAAGGGGATAAGAATGTCACCAAGCGCAAGGCGCAAGAGCTTTTTCCCAGCGTGAAGGTAACTCACGCAACCGCAGACTCTCTACTAATCGCAACCTATGGAACTAAACAATACTGAAATGAAACCCAAACACCTAGTAATACTGAGCAACTGCATCGAGGAAGGCTGTCGTTACGGCGTTTCCAGAGCGCATAAACACACGGAAGAACCGTCCTTTGAGCAAATCGAGGAAGCCGTGCATTCCGCAATCATGGAGAGGATTCACACTTTCTATGATTTCCCAGAAACACTACATGAATACTAACTTCGGAGAGCAGCCATGAGTGAAGCGAAGCATAACGAATTGGATAGACCGCATTGTTCGCTTGTTGCTCCCAAGCGTCTTTTTCCAGCGTCAAAACTCCAAAACATACCGTGGCCTAAATGCTATAAAGAGTGCGCCATGGTACGAGTTTTCGGCGTGGGAGAGTGTGAGTCCGTATGTCCGCAGAAATTCAAAGCGAACGCAAAAATCCTGCCATGAATACTAACGACCAAATCCAGCCATGACTGCCCGCCCTACCGCCCCGTCCTCGCCATCGACTCCCGCCGGGCGGTCATTGGCTGCGATGCCTTGTTCGCTTTGTGGCGGCGAGGGTCACTACATGTATAACCACAACCACGGAAAGCCCTGCGAGCAATGCTGCAAGCACGCAGAAGGCTGGTGGGAACTCACAGAGCATCACGCCGGATATATCGCCGGTGCCGACAACGGATGCTGTCGTGCCGGGTGTGGACAACTGCGAAGGGAAATCCATCAAGCGAACAGCCAAGATCAGGAGCGGCGATAGCCGTCTCTTGTATCGACCAATCTCCAACAAAACAAATAACACTAAAAATGAATATAAATGAACTAACAATCGGGCAAGCTAAAGAGCTTGCAGCAATGTTTTCAACTGCAAATCGCCCATGCGATCCTAAAGTTGTCAACCACGCAATGATAGGCAGACGCTGTCTTATCAGAACATACAGTGCAGGTATCCATATTGGAGACATTGAATACATCAATCCATCTAATTCGATGGAATTGAAACTCGTAAACAGTTTGCGTCTCTGGAAATGGGAAGGAGGCGGACTGTCTTTGTCATCCGTTGCTAATAACGGAATTAAAGGAGGCAGAATCAATAAAACAGGAGAAGTTTTTTTAACAAATGCTATCGAAATAATACCAACAACCGAGGAAGCGGAAAAAACCTATGTCAAATTTATTGAAGATTAGCCATCACGGACATCAATGCTACGGTTACGGCTCCGGCTACGGCA